AAGAGAATCGGTTGTTCCAATCTAAAAACTTTAATTGAAGGTAATAAATTGGTGGTACAAGATTTTGATACAATTTCGGAGTTAACGACATTTGTTGCAAATAAAACATCTTTCGCAGCAGAAGAAGGTGCAAATGATGACCTTGCAATGGCACTAGTTATTTTCGCATGGGCAACGACACAAAAATATTTTAGAGAAATTGTAAACCACGATATCAGAAAACAACTTCAGTTAGAAAATATGAATCAACATGACGAAGATGTTCTGCCGGCACCAATCATAGAAACGGGTCTTGAAAGTCCTTTTGAAATGATGGGCGGAGATTTGTGGGAACTTGCTGATGGCGGACCCACTTACGGAAGTTATATAAAAGACTTTCATAAAAATCTCTAAACACTCGTATTCATAAATATCAATATGAATAAATGATTGATTGCAAATAAATAGAAAAATAATTTAAGGAGACAAAAATGGCATTTTCAATATCTCCAGGAGTAACAGTTTCAGAAGTTGATTTGACAACAGTCATTCCTTCAGTACTTACTACTGCCGGTGCTTTTGCTGGAGCATTCAATTGGGGTCCAGCAAACAAAAGAATTCAGATCAGTTCGGAATCGCAATTGCTTTCCACATTCACGAAACCTGACTCCAATACATATATTTCTTACTATACTGCTGCAAGTTTCTTGGCATACGGAAACAATTTAAGAGTTGTTCGTGCCATTTCGGCGTCTGCAAATAATGCAGACGCAAATACGTCTTCTACAATTCGTGTTAATAACGAAGATGATTTTCAGTATTCTTATCTTTCCGGAAATAACGCAAACGTCGCAGGTCCATTTATTGCACGGTATCCTGGATCGTTGGGCAATTCATTAACTATTGGTGTTTTGGATGCTGGTGCTAGTTTTACCGGTTGGCAAGTTAATAGTGTTAATGTTGCTTCGTATTTCCCTGGCGCACCAGGAACATCAACACAAGCAAGTTCTGCCGGTGCAGCCAATGATGAATTGCATATTATTGTTTTAGATACTAATGGATTGTTCACTGGTGTCAAGAACCAAGTTTTAGAAGTATTTCCATACCTTTCAAAGGCAAGTGACGCAAAAGATACATTAGGAAATTCAAATTATTATAAGAATTATATCTTTAATAATTCAAAATATGTCTATGCAATGGATCCAATTAGTTATGCGACAACTAATGCCACATGGGGAACACCATTAGCAAATGGCACTTCATATGCAACAGTTGCCACATCAACTACAGTTCAATTGGCTGGTGGAACAGATGTTACGCCATCTGATGCAAATCTACAAACAGCCTATGATTTATTTGCAAATCCAGATGAAGTAGATATTTCGTTAATTGCGACTGGCGATGCAAGCACAACAGTACAAACTTATGTCAGAAGTATAGTAGAAACTAGAAAAGATTGTATCGCATTCATTTCTCCGCCGTCTTCAAATGTTGTAAATCAGGTAGGAACTGAAACGACTAAGTTAACAACATGGGCAAACAGTTTAACATCATCTACATATGTTGTCGCTGATTCTGGTTGGAAATACATGTTTGACAAATACAACAATGTTTATCGTTGGATTCCACTGAACGGTGACATTGCCGGACTCTGCGTCAACACAGATAATGTTAGAGACCCGTGGTATTCGCCTGCTGGTTTTAATCGTGGTACACTCAAGAATGTTGTTAAATTGGCATGGAATCCTACAAAGGCACAAAGAGATACGATTTATCCTTTAGGTATTAATCCAGTCGGAACTTTCCCTGGACAAGGTACTGTATTGTTTGGCGACAAAACTTTTACAACAAAACCATCTGCTTTTGATAGAATTAATGTTCGTAGATTGTTTATCGTATTAGAAAAAACAATTGCACAAGCATCTAAATATTCATTGTTTGAATTTAATGATGAATTTACTCGCTCTCAATTTGTTGCGTTAGTCACACCTTTCTTGCGTGATGTACAAGGTCGTAGAGGCATTTATGACTTCCGTGTTGTTTGTGATACAACAAATAATACGCCTCAAGTTATAGATTCCAATCAGTTTGTTGGAGACATTTATGTGAAGCCTGCTCGTTCAATTAATTTCATTCAATTGAACTTTGTTGCTGTGAGAACTGGTGTTAACTTTAGTGAGATTGTTGGACAGTTCTAATAAATAAAACAATAAAGGAGATTTAATAATGGCATTCAACGTAGCCGAATTTAGAGCAAATATGATAGGGGACGGTGCCCGTCCCAATCTATTTTCAGTATCACTTTCATTTCCAGTTATTGCATCAAACGGAGTAGCCTCTAGTCAGAAATTAACTTTTATGGCTAGAGCAGCACAATTACCAGGTTCTACAATTGGACAAGTTCCAGTTTATTATTTTGGTCGTGAAGTAAAGTTTGCAGGTAACAGAACATTTGCTGATTGGACAATACAGATTATCAATGACGAAGATTTCACAATTAGAAATTCTATGGAATCTTGGATGAATGCTATTAATAGTCATAGAGGTAATCTTCGTAACACAAACGCAAAATCTCCTGTATCGTATACATCAGATGCTAAAGTTACGCAATTTGGAAAAACTGGTGACACATTGAAAGAATACAACTTTATTGGAATGTTCCCAACTGATGTTGCACCAATCGATTTAGATTGGAGTAGCAATGATTCTATTGAAGAATATCAGGTAACATTTGCTTATCAGTGGTGGGAATCAGTTCCAACAACCACCTAAATATTTTGTGGTTTAAGTTGTGAATAGGATAATATAATGGCAAATAAATTTAGTCTTTTTGGTTTTACCATAAGCAAAGATGATGCTGAGAAAGCAGCTGATCAGCCATCTTTTACACCTCCTAATAATGACGATGGTGCATTAACCATAAGTTCTGCTGCATATTATGGAACTTATGTTGACTTAGACGGTACAGCAAAAAACGAGGTCGAATTGATATCTCGGTACCGTGAAATGGCAATGCAACCAGAAATTGAGTCTGCAATTGACGATATTGTTAATGAAGCAATATCTCAAGATGATGACGGAACAATTATCAAAATTATTTTAGATAATCTAAAACAACCAGAGAAAATCAAAAATGCCATTAAGACAGAGTTCCTTACATTATTAAAGTTGTTGAATTACAACAATATGGCGGCAGATATTTTTAGACGATATTATATTGACGGTAGATTGTATTATCATATCTTAATAGACCGTGAAAATCCAACGCAAGGTATAAAAGAACTGCGTTATATTGATCCAAGAAAACTGCGTAAAATAAGAGAAATCAAAAAGAGAAAAGACGATAGAACTGGTGCAGAAGTGATGGATACTGTGAATGAATACTATCTTTTTAATGATAAAATAATGTCAACATCTTCTTCTAATTTTGGTCCTGTCGGCGTTAGAATCACTACAGATTCTATTATCTCTGTTGTTTCTGGTCTTATGGATTCTCGTCGTGCAGTTGTTTTATCTTATCTGCATAAAGCAATTAAACCTTTAAATCAGTTGCGTATGATTGAAGATGCGACTGTTATCTATCGTATCTCAAGAGCACCAGAAAGAAGAATTTTCTATATCGACGTTGGTAATTTACCTAAGTTAAAAGCAGAACAATATCTCCGTGATATTATGGTCAAGTATAAAAACAAACTTGTCTATGATGCAAACACAGGTGAAGTGCGAGATGACCGTAAATTCTTATCAATGATGGAAGACTTTTGGTTGCCTCGCCGTGAAGGTGGTAAAGGTACAGAAATTACCACATTGCCAGGCGGACAAAATCTTGGTGAACTAGAAGATGTTAAGTATTTTGAAAAGAAACTGTACAAGGCCTTATGCGTTCCAATTTCCAGATTAGACCCAAATAGTGCAGGGTTTTCATTCAATCGTGTTTCTGAAGTCACAAGAGATGAATTAAAGTTTTCTAAATTTGTTGAAAGAATGCGTAATAAATTCTCTGATTTATTTGACCAGGCATTAAGAGTGCAATGCGTTCTAAAAGGTATTTGCACAGAAGAAGAATGGATGGATTTTAAAGAATACATTTATTTTGATTTTATTAAAGATAATAATTTTACAGAGATGAGAGAAGCAGAGTTGATGAAAGAAAGATTAGGTTTGTTGCAACAGATTGACAATTATACAGGACGTTATTTCTCACAGGCATGGATTCAAAGACATGTATTAAGACTAACTGATGATGAAATTCAAGTTATGCAATCAGAAATGGATGAAGAGAAATCATTAGGTTTAGGTCTACCTGTTGATGTTACAAATAATGTAGCACAACAACAAATGATGAATATGACACAACAAGAGATGCCGCCTGTGACCCCGCAAGCAGCACAACAATAATATATTATAAATATTTAAACTGGAGAAAATTATGTCTGATACAAGAAATATTATTGATTATGCATATGAAGATAACGGTGTAGAATTTAGAAATGCACTTTATTCTGCAATACATGATAGGGTTTCTGCACATATCGAAGCAAAAAAACAAGACTTGGCACAAAATTTGATTGGCGGAAACCAACCAGAAACAGAAGAATCTGAGGAATAAAAAATGGCAATTGCAAATAGTTCACAAATATTAATTGATACAAATAAAAGAACTGTAATCAAAAGGGTTGGCATATTGGATTCAGACGAAACGTCTACAGTTTGGATAGACCCAAGAGCTCTTGCATTTGCATTAAATGCAAACAATCAACCATATCAAGCAGGCAATACGACTGCGCCAGAATTTGCAAATTCAGCATTTACTATTTCTAGAGTTATTGCTTCTGTTGATGACACCGTAGGTCATTTACAATTAGTTTGGCAAGGAACAGTTTCCGATAGAACAGCATTTGCACTTGGCGTTGGTTCTATAGACACAAATCCACAATATCAATTGCCAGTAATTACAAATAGTGCAGTTGGACCGACAGGTAATTTATTAATTAAAACAGTTGGAACAACAGCAAATGCTGCATATACAATAATCATTGAATTACACAAAGATAATCGTTTCTATGATGCTGGTTGGGGAAGAGATCCTGCTGCATTTAATTATGGTCCATATGCAACAAGACCCTAAGAGATAATAATGAAATTAATTAAAGAAATCTTTGAAGAGGTAGAATACATAACCGAAGAAACTGACGGTAAGAAATGCATGTACATTTCTGGACCTTTTCTTGTATCTGAACAAAAAAACAAGAACGGAAGAATGTACAAATATGATACTTTGAAAAAAGAAGTTCAAAGATACACAGAAGAATATATTAGAAAGAATCGTGCTTTTGGAGAATTAGGGCATCCAGAAACACCAACAATTAATCTAGACCGTGTTTCACATATGATAGTTAGTCTATCAGAAAATGGAACTAATTGGGTAGGTAAAGCAAAAATTCTTGACACACCGATGGGCAACATTGCTAGAA